TGTCCCGCTATATTTAAAATTTAGCCTCAAAAAACGTGTTTTTGTGGTTCCCTAATACTCTTTAAAATAGGGTGATCACGTTCCTAAATTTGCAAAAAGATTAATGTTCTTTATTTTCTGTCATTCATCTCGTTTCTAGTGAATTTTTTTCCTGGTTTAACATGTTTTAATTTAGTCATTATATTGTCATAAAAATTACACGCCCCTACTGGGGCATTAAAAGATTCTTTTAATTTAAATTCTCCTTTTGCTGATCCGAAAGAACGTTTTTTTTTATTTTTTTTAATTCCATTCTGCATTTGTGAAATGGTGCTCCCTTTTATATTTTTAAATTAACTGAAATTTTTTTTTATTTTTTTCGATAACTTATATAAAAGGCTCATAATTTGTCACCTCCCCCCTCGACGGTGAGCCTTTTGTATTTACGAAACGAAAAAAATATCCGACCCATAAAAACTAAAAAGAGGGATTATTTTTTCGGCCTCAATATGGAAGGTTATGTACCTGGCTCGAATGAATAAAGCTAAAATAAATATTAACAAGGCTGACCAGCGGTAACTTTTCAATTCGAAATTAATCCATTTGATTTTGTTGGACAAGTCATCGTAAGCCTCGTTATTTTTTTTTATATCTTTTTTAATTGTTGCTAAATCTTCGTTAATTTCTTTCAGTTGCGCTGTGCTATTAGTCATGTAATGACTGATGCCTAATTTTCGGTGTTCGTGCCATTCGGTCTTGCTCTGATTGACCACTCCGATGATATATTGAACGTCCGACTGTAGCTTAGTTACAGACACCAGCAGATTAGTGAAGCTGGCGTCCGCCTCTTTCATTTTTTAACTTTTTCCAGGCTTCGCCCGCCAAAGTAAGCACCTATAACAGTGATTAATACTAACTGCAATAGATCAACCCACGAAGATTTAACGTGAAATTTAATTAATCCCGAATCGATGAATATTAATAAAACAGTAGAAACGACGAGAAAAATCAAGACTAGCGGTCGGATATTCTTAGATAGCCACGAGTCAGACTTCATATCGGCTGACCATCTGTCAGTTACATTCTGTTGCATTCTTTCTTCGTGATCGCATATTAACTGCTTAATTTTTCGCTCGGCATCGAGTTTTTCTTCTTCAGTTGTCGTTAAAGAATCTAAAACGCCCCCTACACTTTTGACCAAATCGCCCGCACCTGCACTAATGATTTTCGAAAACAACATTAAAAAACCCGATTTAATTTGGAATCGTATTTCGAAAATAAATATCTACGGGTATAGCTGAATGTTACATTAAGCGATTGTCCCAGTATCCATAATTTGATTGATGTTATTAAGGGGATATTATATGAATTCGTAGCAATTACTATGAGCATAACGTTAGATATGTTGTCATGAATCAGGGTAACAAGTGTCTCTGCTACTCTAACCCTCGTTGTCTGCATGATTCTTGATCTGATTATATCCTTTGATATAACCCCGTAAAAACAAATATAAATCTTTAGGTACAAAGATAGTCTTAATGTCAGGTACAATATTCAAGTATTCCGTTATATATAACGAGCAGAATTCCGAACATAAATAGCGATCTTTGTCGTGTATTTTTTTTCCCCAGCAACCGAAAAATAAAGCTAAATAATCGTATCCGCACCCTTCCTTCGAGCCTAAAAGTTTAATAAAATCCTTTCCCTTTTTTGATTTTTCATCAAAAGGTAGAAACAAGGTTTTCGTTGGCCTGGTGTAATGAATTAAATCATGAGTAACCCCGCTACCAATGCGCGAGTGCCGTATAATATTGTCGTGAGGTAATTCAATCGCACAATGAGAGAATCTGCTATTTGTCTTAGTTTTGATTAGTGTGCCAAGCGGCAAATACCACTTCGCGGAATAAAAATGTATTTTAATCATCTTACTTATTACAGATGGCGCTATAGTCTGGCCAGTGAATTTTTTTTGTTTTCAAATTATAATTCACTGTATTATCGCCAATTTTCAATTTAAAATCGTCATTTTTTTTCGAAATGGAAACCCCCTTAAAAAAGACGGTGTCCTTATTTATATTTTTAAGGGTGAGGTTGATATCTTCTGCGTCAACTATTTCAGAAATAGAGTGTGTTACAATATTCCTTAAGTTCCCGCTATCTTTTATATTTTGGATAGTGGTAATAGGATTTTGTTTAAGCGCTTTTTTAATTCGCGATGATAGAATTGCTTTCATTAATACGCCTCGAATAACAGGATATTGAGTTGTAATCTTAATAATTTCTTTTAAAAATGTAAATAAAAATTTAATCATAAAAATCATATTTGCCCGGTTCATACGATAAGAGAAAGTCATTTTTATATTCTCGACCGGGGATATTAATTGATACGTGTAATTGTATTGGCTTTTTATACATATATATAATGCATTGCCGTGTTTGCATTTTAGATTCGTATATGTACTTGAAAACCGCTAACGGGTCGATGTTATTGTTAAACCGCGGGTCTACCGCATTTCCGTGAAGATGGTCACTGTCTTTCGATCCACCCACCTGCCTATTCAGCTCTTCGCTGCGCAACCATGAATCGATTGAACAGGCGCCGAAACGAACACGTAGCGGATGCAATACGGAGTCGACTAATAATGCAGCTATATCTACATGCTTGGCTTTGAGCTGTATCCGCGACGCTAAATCAGGAAATTTTGACGACACTCTAATTTCATGTTTTTTAAAAAAATTACTTTTTTCCGAAATTAACATAGAATATACCCCCCCCTACTACTGCATACCCCCTAGCACTCCGCAGTAGATAGCCGTGGCGACAGTTTTATTAACGAAATAAAACCTCCCCTGACGCAATTTATTATATCATTAAATACAGCGTTGTGAATAGCCTATAAAATCATGATATAATTCATTTACACAACGAAAAAAGGAGTTAGAGATGGAAAATTATTCAAAAATCGCAGTTGTTTTACTCACTTTTATTTTCATGGGGGGATGTTCCACCCTTAAAAATGTGGTTGGTCTTGGCAACTCATCCGATACAGAACCTGCTTCAACGGGGGCATTTATTGTACGCGCTCAGACACAAGGGATAACAGAAACAGCTAACAATATTGCTCGATCTCAGGCGGTTGTATCTAATGGTGTTCAGAAGACATACGGAATAGGAAATTTGAAGGCCAGTCGCACTATTAGTTTTCTGATAGGGAATAGCGGTGACGAGGCCATCAATAATATAAGTATAACGTCATCAAGTAATTATCTTACGTTCACGCCTAGCACTTTTCAGGTTTTAGATGGTGGGGATTCCGCTAGCTTTGAACTTTTCGACATTGGGATTGAACATGGGGTAGCTATCAATGGTATTGGTTACGTTGATATCTTAACCATGGGCGAGCATTTGCCCACTTTTAACGTAACAGGGATAACAGAGGGGGAAGCTACTATATCATCAACCTATCAGCTTACTTTTAATGCGAAGGTGGCGGCCTTCGAACTTATCGTAGGTGGAACCACGAAGGATATTAGCGTAGGGGATACCACAACATCGGGAGTTTATGGGGGTATCGCAAGAGGGGATATATTTTGGACTTACAACCAAGGTGTTAATATTAGAAATGTAGGAAACGTCGATCTTAACATTAGACTATTAGGCCATGGGGTTGACGAAAACAATGTATATTCAACCTACACCGTACCACAGGGACAAACAGTTATTATTAACACCCCCCTGAGTCCCTTTAACCAATGGGTAGAGGTTGACGGCAATAATGCTGTGTTTGATTTTGATCGGTATGATGTCGGCAACAACGGGAAAGCCTATTTTGAATTATTAGACATAAACCCATAATTTTATTTTTTTTCTATATTCGATATTCTGTCCCTTAATTTTTTCAATTCAGCGATGATAGGAACAACTAACTTTTGATAGTTTACTGAGTAAGGAACGTCATTTTTAAAACCCACAAATTCCGGCAATAGTTCGACTAGTTCCTCCGCAATTAAGCCTACCTCCTCCAAACCTGATGATTTTCTAATATACGTTCGGGGTTTAATATCAAATAACTTACTCGTATCTATTTTAATGTTTTCGACCTTTTCTTTAAATTGCAATGATGATGTATCCTCGAATAGTTCGCCTGATGATGTAATTGATATGGAGGCAGCGCTTGTCCCACTCGTCCCCAAACTCGGCATGTAGACTTTGCCAGACGAATTTGCCGTTATTACTTTGGTCGTGCCTCCCCCATTTTGAACAAAAATATCTATTTTACCAACGGAGGTGGGATATGTCCCACCCGTAACAATTTCTCCTACAATACCTCCAATTAGTCCCCCAGAGTCATTATGGATACTGTATCCACCTCGATTACCAGTTGTATCTGGTATCACCAAACTAGCAATCGTTGATGCTACACCCGTCTGAACAGAACCCTTGACTTGTATCGGAAAAATTGGATCACTCATACCAATCCCAACGTTGCCTGCAGAGTCGATTCTCATGCGTTCTGCACTTGTTGACCCTGCATCACCATCACCAGATGACCCCGTATAAAATACAAGGTCTCCATTACCAGTACCACTTCCGCCAGTTGAACTCGTGGTTAAAACCCCAATAGAAGCAACTTCTTGCGCCCCTCCCCAATAGCCATGATGAAATTTCAAAAGTTTATTAAGTCCATTATTGTTGCGATTTGTACCTCCAAATCGGATATAGTTACCTGCTACATTTCCTAAATTTAAATCTAATTTATCATTTGGACTACTCGTCCCAATCCCCACGTTGCCGTCTGAATCCACCCGCACTGCTTCAGCACCGCCAACGGATATAGCTATCTCATCGGCTGCGGGGAAGTAGATACCAGTGTTTACGTCGTCCGCTTTTGAAAATGCGGGCAAGGCGGCTGTACTGCCACTTGCATATTGTTGCACACCATCTAATTTGAAGGTTGTGATCCAGTCATTGTCGGCACTATTCCGATGCTTAAATACGCTATTAGAGGTATCAGCCCACCCCATGTAGGCGTCTGTTGTTGTAGGCGCACTCGACCCACTATTATTAGATAAAATAGACGCAAGTGCATTGTTTACGTCGGTTCTCGCGACATTTAAGGCTTGGTTGGCTACGTTATAATCATGTTGTGACATTTAATTTACCACCTCTTTTTTAATTAATTCTAGCTTTTGGATATCATAAGAATCAAAATCATTTAGAGATTCTAATTCTTTTATCATTTTTTGATTAAAATAAATATTATCAGTCATCTTTTTCGAATCTACAACTGTTGATTTTTTATTCTTTAATTCTGATTTTGTTTTTTTTATATCTTTGGATTTAACTTGGATTGAGTCTATTAACTTTCCGCGTTCCTTTTTGTAATCTTCTATTTTCTTAGTCATTTTGTCCCCCTAAATTAATACCCTTTAGCCATCCACACGATAGTTTTAACGATTCGCGCGTTACTACTATTATACACGCTAACGTCGAAACTTGTCGCTGTTTGGTTAAGTATGGCGATGTAATCACCAGACGCACCATTAACGATAGTCCCTGTTATATGTGGGGTCGAAAAATAATTAGCGGTTAGATTAACGGTCGTGTCACCCCCTGTCCCTGTACTAACTGACCCACTATCTACTAGATCAGGCATATCTACGCTCGCGCTTAATGTATTAATAAGAACATTGAAATTATTTTGGGTGCTTACTACCTCGATCTTAAATTTAACCGCTCTCGCGACAAAGTCACCGACATAAAACCTAGCCCAATCGCTCCATGTCGGGGTTCCCCCAGGGTCATCATTAGTAGTAGAAATATAAGGGATGATGTTCACAACAGATTGTCCATCGCCGTCCCATAAGCCCGTCATATCATCCCAATTTGTAGTAATATCGTCCCATAGGTTCCCCTCCTCGTATTGAGACCAATCAAGTGAAATGGACACTCTGCTAGTATGAACCTTGCCTAGGTCAGTGTATGATGAAAATTCATAACTTCCGCTAAGATTAATGCCATTCCCACCTGCAATATCCCATGAAGCCGTCATATCGTCCCAATTTGTAGTGATGTCGTCCCATAGGTCAACCGCCGTTAATCTCAACGTGTTATCTATTACAGCCATATTTGTTTTAGTGCCTGAATATGCAGTGTGTTCATTTTGAGTCGCGACGACGTTTAAATTTGTCATATTCGGTACCGTTACACTTAATATAGCGGCATTTAAGCTCTGGTTATTAGAGCTATCAACCGCTTTTATTAGGTAAGAGCCAGTTAATAAAGGCGAAACTACACTCGTTGCCTTACCGCCAACAGCGGGAATGATATCGATTGAACTGCCCCAACTTGGACTTGACGTGTCGGCTGTATGTCTAATTAATATTTTCCCGCCAATTTTAACGTCCAAATCTGTCGCCTGATCCCAGGATAGGTGAGCGTTATTATTAATAACATTTATCGAAAAACCCGTAAGGTCTGCCGGCGGTGTTGATAGTCCTATAATCTCTTTGATCGAGCTAGAATAAGCAGAGCTTACGCCGTATGAGTTAATCGCCTTCACCCTGAACTCGTATTTACCCGCCTTAATATCGGCAACTTCAAAGCTCGTTGACTGTGTACGACCCATAACGTTATAGCCTACCCCCGACACTAATTTATATTCGAGTTGATAGGTGCTGATAAAGGCGTCTGCACTACCTGAAAAATTAATAATCGCTTTTGTTTTAACGCCTGATCCGTCGGACGTGCTATATATTTCTTCTGTTATTACTGGCGAACCTGGAATTTGAACGTGGTTGTAATCCGGTAGAGGCAAGCTGGTTGCGGGAGTTGGTATAGTCGCTTCTGTATCTGTCCAGGCATAGACATCCGCCGTCTCATGGCGTAACGTTAAATCAACGCCATCGCCATTTTGATTAAAAGTCCACCCGATAACTCGATATGATTTATTGCTGTATCCAAGAATATCGTTTGTAAAATAGACCGTATCCATAACAGATAACTGCATCGCCTGATAGTTGCAGTTCATTGTAATTATTTCTGAATAACGATGCCGTTGTAAATATATCTTCGCTAACCGCTGCGCCCTTTCTACATTCGTAACGCCTAGAAATTGTAAATCTGCTATAAGTTCTTCGCCATTATCAGCCTCAACATAATCTGAATCTGTTACGATAGGGAACTCGTTATAGTCGTCTTGTGCAGTAGTATCTACGTACAGTCCTTTTACAGTATTGAACAGATCACGTTTCGATTCCTTGGGAACTACATTAATTCCCCCGTTAAGCCAAGATTCGTTAATCTTTATTGTGGGCGTATTCCACGCCCCGGCGTATACTCGATACTTGCCCTCTGTATAGACAAGAGAACCTGCCATCGTGGCTAGTATGTTTTGAATATTTGAGCGATGATCTGCGTCCATGAACAAAACGAGATCACAGGCATATCTTTTTTGAGTTGATTGATCTGTTATTGTAACGTCTTCGTCGCAGACGTTAGCAGCCGCATTAAATGTAGTTACGTCTATTTCCGAAGATGTGACACCTAGCCCATAGCGCGAATTGGTCAAGTAATCATATAATATGAGTGTTGGGTTTTGGCTCCATGCTGTTGTTGAGGTTCGAGTATCGTATACTTTTTTACCTTTTATTTTGGCTTGAAACTGAGGAATGCCAATATTAGAGAAAATGTCAGGGTGATACCTGGCTGTGGTGTATAGATAACAGTTTCCAGCACAGAATGGGTCGCCTGTATTCAGTTCAAAATCAAGCCCCTTATATACTTCTGAGATATTAGCGTCGTATGAGGCATCTTGTGTTGTTGTCCCTAAGTTAGTGAGTACACGTATTGACTTTGTGTAGCCCACGTTAACCTCAAAGAATACGCGGGGGCATATTTTGTATCTATCCGCTGGCGCGTGAAAAATCGCCACCCCGTGTCGCAGGAACGGACTAAATGAATCTGAGTCTGGTATATCCCAGAGAACATTGAATAGTGGCTGATGAGATACAACAACAGTCGCTCTTCCTTCTGAGTCTGAAGTAAATGAGTTTATGATTGTAAACTCAAATAAATCATTTTTCGGGTTTTCCAGTTTAGAATATCCTATGTCGTCTAATCCATTATCCCATCTCGTTGCTGCGACATCCATATCCTCGTTAAAATCAAATTCTGTGTACCCTTCGATAGTCATTATCTGCCCAGTAAAATCATAAGTCGTATTGGCGGGCAGACCTTTAATTAATATATTCCCTTCATTTAGAATGAAATAATCTTTATTCCATAGGTCAAACCAGGAATAAGGCCAAAATTCATTCCCCCATGAAGGCGGAGGTTGGAATGAGTCTATCTTGGGTGTGACTTCCTCGCCCGATATAACAATAGGGGAGCGGAACTTTTCCTCGTTAACCAGGTTGTTGTGATCTAAGGTAACAGGCGTATTATTTATAAAACAGGACTCCATAGAATCACATTCGTGGCCTACCATCGCAATGAATTGGTGAAGATACTCATTTGACTGGTCACTTTCAATCGGTTCGTAATCGACCCTTGTTGTTGTGTTCCGATGGAACACCGAACCGCCGACAGTTCTTTGACCGTACACGATTTTACGCGGGGATAAATTGTCGATAGTGTTTGTTTTTAGGCCGCTAAACTGTTTTTTTATAGAATCAATTTCTAACGATTCTATATCGGGTTGTAATAATGCACTAAGCCCTAACGCAACAAATGTACCCGACCCAGGTGCTATGGCATTTGACGCTATAGTCGCACCTAAAATAGCGGCTGTTCTTAGGAATTCATCATTTGAAATATCGTCTATTACGTTACCCATTATTATGAGTCCCACAAACGTCAAATGCCGTACATTTTTTTGTTGAAATAAAACTATAATCTCGTCCTCGACCTCGCCCTAAAAATATACTATCAACGCCATCACACAAGCCCAGGCAATCTCGATAGACAACAACATCGCCACGATTGCATAGTTCGGTACCCACTTCGCCATAATTATTTTGCATCAAATTTAAAAGCGATGAATATCCTTCATTTTTCAAAACTCGTCTATATCCTCTAAAGGTCAAATACCTGTTTTTGAAATGGGGAAAAAATTCCTTTCCAGAACGCTGATCCCAGTAACCCCCGACAAACGTAAAACAATCCCACACCCCATATTTGAATTCTCGGTTTTTATTTTTTTCGATATACCCATAAAATTGATCTGAATTAAACACTTCGGGTACCGCCCCAGACTAGTAACTGTTCTTTCAACGAGTCCTGATATAGGAATGAATCATCTGTCGGGTATTCTTTTTGTTGGTCAGCGTGATTGAAACGGCGGTTACTTGCCTTGTCAAACCGAACCAATTTATCGACGACCGTTACCTTGATTGTCGCAGTTTGGCTTAGGTTAAGGCTCAGATTATCAATAAAGCCACTGAATATGACGATAGTGTCTAATATATTTCCCCCATTCTCCATTTTATCCCGCAACCCTATTTCGACGCTGCAATCCTTACCCTGATAATCCGTTTGAATTGCGGTACTTATTAAATTCGGATTAATACCCGACAACGTTAAATCTATCATATTAGCTTGAATCTGAGTTGTTTCGGGTATTTCTGATACGCTACCCAGATTACCTACACCAACATAATTAACAGACTCACTTAAAAATGGTGGCGTGTGACTAATGATACCAACGTCAGAATGGACATATACAGGTTCCGTGAAGTTTAAAGCAACAAGGTATATCGGGTATACATCACCCCCTGTAATATTAGATATTCCACTTGAATTAATGGAGCGGGTCAACTGATAACCTCCATTGCAGCGAAGGTCAAAGGCTCCGACACCCTGTCAATCCCGACGCTGAAATTAATATCATTCCCGATTAATATCATTTCGCACGTTGTATTATTGATTGTGATTGGAGCGTTATCACTGGGACTTGTTCTTATTCCTGGCTGAAAGGTAATTGTCGCATTACCCGAACCATCGCTACTAACATCTGAACTAACTTGTTTCAGTTCGCCGCCGAAACTAATAAAATCACCCGCCTTTAAAATGGCTGTAGATATAGTCCATCCATCGGTAATAACACTATTACCCGTTTGGCTCGCGCCCTTAACAACTGGCGTTCCTGTAGACGTGCCTTGTGTGGTTTTAGAATCGGGACAAAATCCATTAAACGTATTCCTTCGCCCTTGAAGTTCATTGAAAAAGGCTTGCCATGCAGACCAATTTGACCGTGACATTGGCGGTAACGAATACTCGGCCATCCAATAGGAGCCCGACAAGGTTCTTCGCTGAATTTGTCCGTTTAACGAAGATTTGAAAATTTGAGTGTTATTCTGAATGTAGAATCGACTCGAAATGAAACCTGGAACTGCTGGTATTGATAACGGCATTTACCCCCCCCTTTTTAGTTTTTTATTATAGCACTAAACCCTCATTTTTCCGTTGCTCAATGCGGCTTGTACCCCCGCGATCGATGCCGCTTGTATATGTGGCGCTGCCGTCGCTATTTCAGCGCGAACAGAGGCCGCTACATTCGGGTTAAATGTATTGTATGTGTTTATGGTCATTCCATTTGTACCTTTCGAAAGACCGGACGTAGGACTCGGCGTCATAAGATTATTAATTCCGCCTTGTAGCGCACTGATAAAAGGGTTTGTTATCATCATTTCGACCGCTGTCCTTTTCGCTATATCTGCTAAAGACTCAAACATGTTACCCCCATCGACAATCGCATCAGTTAATCGAGAAGACCATTGATCTGTAGCTCCGATCATAGCGTCTTTAATTGTAGTGCTAGATTCCTTTGCTTGCTTTTCCACTTTTTTAATATCTACCACGGCAGCATCGGAATTGGCTGCCTTAAAAACGCTCCCATCACCAACATTTAAATTTTGTAGCCCTTCTAGCTCTTTCCTTGCGTTACTCAACGCAGTTTTTGTTCTTTCTATATCAGTTATATACTCTTCTTGCTGTGGTTTTCCACCTCCCAATGCAACAAACGAGTCTTTAACGGACTTGATAAACATATGCACTGATTCTGAGCTCTCGTTGTTAGTGGCGTTTAATTTTTTTAGCTGATTATCTAAAGCCCGTATTTTTTCTTTTGTGGATTCTATTTTGTTTTCAAGTTCATTTTTTTTGATTTTGTCAGATACTTCAAAAATTTTATTTACTTTTTTAGCCATTTTAGAAAGCATCGGGATAATTGAACCTTGGATATTCTTTTTTAAGACATTCATATTATCATTAAATGTAGCTATCCTATCAGCGTCTTTCTGTGTGATTACATTTGGGGTCGCTTTCGCTAATTTATTTATAGCTTGTGTTCCTTGGTTCATTATCTGAATCAACGCAACCCCCTCAGAATCAAATAATTTCATTGATAAACGTGTTTTTTCTGACCCATTTTTGACTTCGTTCATTGCCTCTGTAACCTTCATGAACTGCTCAGATACACTTAATTGATTTAAATCTTTAGCGCTTAACCCTAATTCTTTCAGGGCGTCTTTAGCTTCCCCCGTCCCTTTAGCGGCCTCGGCTACCCGTCTTTGCATCCGCTGAAAGGCCATAGCAAGCGTATTGAATTCGATTCCTGATTGCTCTGCGACGAATTTCATGCGACTAAGATTTTCGGTTGTCTCATCAAGCCTTATTCCTAACTTCTGGATACGGTCGACCTCATTTAATGTCTGCTTACCCATATATATAATGCCTGCCGCAGCAGCAATAGCCGCTATACGAACCTTATTAAATCCAGTTGCTAATAGCTTATTGCTATCTGTCATTTTTTTAGATGATTGTCGCGTCGCTTTAACCGCATTTTTCATATTTTTACGAATATCGGTCAAGTCTGCTTTAATTTCGACGACTAAACTATCTAATTTTGCCATTTTTTTAATATCCTATTTTAATTTTTTCAATCTTTCGATGTCTTCTTTCGTCAAGTCTGTTTTATTTTCTGCACCGTAAAATTCGTTACAGGCTTCACACGCTAGATTAAGGTCGTATAATGTCGCATCTTTAATGTCCCGTGGCGACCATTTCAAATGAAAAAGCATAAATTTATAATATTCTCTGTACCGCTGGTATACAGGATTACCATTTATTTTTTTTTTACGGCTTCCTCTTGCTTTTCAGGCATAAGTAAAAAAAGAATAAAATTCGAAAATTGGCTATTTGCCTCATTGCGATTTACTGAAAGCCATTCTTTTAGCTGGTCATCCGAAGAATAGTCCTTGCATGGCAACGCTTTGTAGAAATTAAAAAGATCACCAATTTTTAACGATTCATCTTTCGTTATTAAATCATACAATGACATGTCTAATGCATTTTCTATTTCGTCATGCAACCTGAAAGACGGTTCAATATTGTAAGTTTTCGAATCTACAGAAAGTTTAAAATTCGGACGTGACATTATTACGATTCAGCAACAGTTGTTACCGCTCCGCTCGCTTCAAATGTCGCACTAAATGTCATTTCGCCTGCCACTTCCCCACCCGCTTCAATTTGAGAAATAACCGCTTCGAAAGCCTCTGTTTTCGCGGTGCTATTCCCGCTATCCATTAACGGGTAAACTAAATAGTAGTCGTCTTTAGTTCCCGCGTCATGATTTGTTTGAAGTGTAGTCCTACTCGCCGAATCTGAATAAAAGCCTTGAACTGATAACGTTTTAGTTAGCTTCCCGCTCCCCCCTAAAAGTTCCCTTTTCTGGCTCGAATCTTTATCGGTAACGTCAACTATATCGCGTGAGCTTGAAAATCCCACGCTCGTTACGTGAGCAAGCAGTGTACCAGACCCAACCGACCCGATATACACCTTAAAATCGTCCCCATTTGCTTTGTTCGTCATAATTTCCCCCCTATTTATTTAAACGCCGAGCGTTATCTTAAACCTAATTATACCACTAAACATATCGGCGTTCACATCTTCTTGCATGATTGTGCTGAACCCATCCCATCGGCTCATGGCATAACCAAATCCTGTAACGATTAAATCCGAGCGGTGCAAGCTGGTATGTAATGCTTTCATAATGTCGCTGGCTTCTTTTTTATTGCCTGTTTTAGTGAAGGCCGTGATGGTTATATATATAATGGAGCCTTGGCTACTCGTAGTATCCAAAGACTCGGCCTGTATGTCTGTGTATGCGAGATATGGGAAAATTAAGCCCTTGGCGGATGCTACGTTGTCCCGAATGCCATTGACCCCATTCCCCAACATTCCCGTCAATGTTGAATTGTCTTTTAAAGCCGTTGTCACCGCCTTTTGAACTTCATATATATTAAAACCTGTCATCTTCTCGCAGAACTCCTCAGAACCTTATTTAATGCGATTCTAATGTCTCTTTTAATTTCTTTAACGTTCGATTTAAATGAGGGGAATAACCACGGGCGAGCGGCCATCTTTCTTTTCCCAAACTCTAACCCAATCGCATATTTAAGTTTCGTTCCTACCGCGTAGCCGAGACCCCCTATAGACTTGATAGGCTTAACGAATATACTACTAACTAAGCCCCCACGATCTGTTTTAGGATATTCACCTGGTCCAGAACGTTGAGCAGATTTACCGCCTCGATAATAGATTACACCTGTTCTGCTTCCCCCTTGAATACCTTTTATCGCCGTCGTGCTAACTGAATTAGCAGATAAAAATAATTGACGTTTCAACGGCTTCAAGACATCGGACGGTATCCGCAAGAGCTTGCGTTCTAATCGACTAAGATTTTTTATTTTTATTTTTGTTTTTGTTTTCATCGACATCGGGAATAGCCTCGATATACGCTAATATAGGTCTTAACAATTTGTATGGTACCGATAAAGATTCGCAATAGTTAGATATGTCCTGGAACTCTTTATTCCCTATTATTTTTTTGATTATTTTCTGTTCTGACATTTTTTCGTCCCCCTTAAAATCTTAAAATCTCAACAAATTATACCGTACTTAATTAACGCTTACTAATTCATTAATCGATTGCGCGCACTTAATTATGTAGAATTCCTCTATATTATCGACTTCCGCGAAACTATCGACCCTCATATACTGCCCGTTGTATCTAATTTTTGAGGTTATATCTATATTTTGATTTTTTCGGATAATGATATCGTAATGTTTCTCGTTTTTCCTATTTCCGTCATCGATTGCAAAAGACGGGTAAATCTGTCTAACCCACGCCCATACCGTAACGGAAAGAGACCATGTATCGGTGGCCTCGCCAGCATCCCCGATAGACTCTGTTTTATTTAATATTTCTATCCGATCTTTAAGTTTTCCGATCATAGGATTATTGGCCGGTACTGGGATAGTAATTTTTTTGAATTCTCAGATATATTACCGTCGCCCCTATTTTCGTATCGAAAAGCAATATCAATTAGCAATGCCTGTCGTATTGTCTCGGGTACATCTGTTGTTGCCGTTCCAAACCCACATACAAATCTAATTTCTATACCGTCCGCATTTCGGTCAAAACTCGGCCATATAGCGCCATCACGTAATGTTATTTTTCCTCTTTTCGGGTTAATTCCTGAGTACGTAGACACCTGATACTCTGTAGAGGCTATCGTTGTTGCTGTATCAGAATTGTCATAGGTCATAATGTGCGTAATACTCTGTAGCGGTGCGATAGGAATCTCAATATATGAATTCTTATTGTAATAACCGATGGGTATCTCGCGCACGCCATTCCACCACGGATCGTTATATGCGGCAGGCCATTCGTCCATGAACAAATCCCAGGTCGTATCCACGAAGCACATCGCCGTATACTGTTCGGCCATCTGCCTTGCCGATGTAATTAAATTCCCAATGATGGTGTCATCTGCTGAATTCTCGACCCGTAAGTGAGCCTTAGTTTCTGCAAGTGTAACAGGCTCGATTGATGGTGCTGTATGTAATTTTAACCGCGAGTATATGCTCATTATTATTCCACCTTCAAAGTATCTATAAACATATTTAATTCTGTTTTTTCTTTATTTTGTTTTTGTGCGAAACTACTTTTTTTTCGTAAAAATTATCAGAGACTACTTTTTTTCCCGTTGCTTCTGCTAAAGAAAAATAATTCGATTCTTTTAGGCTATTATATAAATCATCTGAAATTTTATAAAAATCACCTTTTAGAAATTCTATGACATTAAAACCATCGTTTGATCCCTTGAAATTTTTTAAAACTTTTATTTTTTTCATTTAAAACCCCCAAGGGTAGGGAGCCGACCCCCCTACCCTGTTTTTTTAACCTTTAGGTTGCTGTATTAACGGGCGCTACTCTTGGACTTCCAAACACTGCACTAACAGATATTGGAGTGCCATTAGTGTGCGTCCCTGTCACATTCACGATTACACGAAGATACCTTTTAATGCCGGTATATCCGCAAATATATCGTGCGTCGTCTTCGGCTGCATCATCAATAACACCGAAGGTTCCGTCATTCGTGCCAGCAACATAATTCGTTAGGTGTGTATCTGCAACATCTGTCCATGTAGAATTATCTACCGATTCTTCGGCCTCTAATTCAATCTTAACTGAACTTGACAGTGTGTCAGCAGACTCACCAATGTTCGCCAGTAAACAAACCGAATCATATCCGTCAAGGTCGATAGTCGCGCTCGTAGCGTCTGCTGTGACCGTGGCTGGATCAATGATTTGTTGATATTTAACGTCTGTATAGATTTTTGAATTCATTTTTTTAACTCCTTTTTTTTAAAAATTAGGTCGCTACCTTCATTACTTTTACAGCTTCGAAATTAGTAACCGCACCGCCGAATCGTTGACTTGTTTTGACTATCACATTGTTGTCATCAGTGTAAATGTCTTTAATTATCTTGAATCCATTTTTACGCACGACTGTGTACGCTTCCTTAAGATCGCCAAACGCGATAGCGAATACGTTAGCTGCAATTACAGGCATCGACTGTTGTACCGAAATTGGATAACCACGATAAACCATTTTTCCGTTAGGATTTTTGGAATAGTCCGGATCAAGCAATGGACGGCCGTCCGAATCTTTTAGTTTTAGCAACCTGAATGCTGTTGTCGAATGCATGTACATTTTCGCATTAGAAGAATACGACGCCTTCAATAATTCGATTAAGCTATCAAGCCCAGTGTCAGAATCAATATCATCTCCAGCCCCAGAAGTAATATGCTGGATACGATCCCTGGTATACGCCCCGTAGGATGTAGACGCATCGGCCGTGTAAGTTAAAATACCCTTCGCCTGATTAACGCCTGTACCCGATAGTATCTGCGCTTCTTCTTTTAATGCGAATCCTCGCGCTACTTTTCGAGCAATCCATTGCTCAACGTTAGTAATTCCGTCGTCCAGAATAGAGGTCGTCAAGGTGACTTTACGCATAAGGTCGTTGACCTTAAGTTCTACATTAGAGATTTTTTCTGTTGCAGTCGTTGACGTTCCTCCGCCTTCTCTTACATTAGTCGGCTGAATTATATCGTCGTCATCTAATGGATATTCTATCGAATTAACCCCTGCAGACAACGTAACAACGTTGCAATCTTGTGCTATTGATCCCAATTCAGAACGATTGGACTCTAATATTGACCCGTATTGAGTTCCTACGAGATACCCACCAAACTCTTGTATATCCGTGCGTAACTCTTTAAGTTCTCGCCCAGAATCAGAACGTGGCATATAGGTACTAAAAGATTCTTTTTGTACTCCAACTTTAAGAAAATCGCTAAAACATTTTTTTTCTAATTTGATTGCTTTTTCTTGTTTTTCTTTTTGATTGGAGTCAGAATTTTTAAATTGGTTTTGAAGATGTTTTAATTGTTGGTTATCGACTTCAATTTCTGACAATTTATCGTGTAATTCGGTGTATTTAGCTTCCATAGCCCCTAGCTTTGCTTTTTGATCGACTGTTTCTTTAGTCGTTTTAGAAACCTCCGCCTGCACGTTAGAAACAAGCACTTTAATTTCTTCTTTAATTTCATTTTGTATTTTAGTAACTTCGTCTGACATTTTTTGTCCCCCTTAATGTATTTTTTAAATTGATTTGAGTAAAATCAACATTTCGTTTAACGCTTCTATTTCTTTGGATGATTCAGCATCTCGCTGTTTGAGTGTGGGTACCCCCCCCGCAATGATAGCTTTCGCCTCATTTCTCGAAAATACTCCTCGCAAGTACGTTTCGAGCTCTCTAACATCTATTGTACCATCTAATCGCTTCACTTGTACTACGTTGGCCTGTTCGTTAGCTGGAAAAGTTACAAAAGAAATTTCTGGCAACTCTTTGATTATTAGAATGTTACGCACACCAGTTTCACTATTTAACTTAAAATCGCCAATTATAAAACCAATCGACATGCTATCAATAGCACCCTCTTTAACTTCTGTATAGGCGTCTCTGCCTTTTGTGGTATCAATGAATCGCCCCGTAACAAGAAGTCCTTTGTTGTCCTCTTTAAGTTCTTCTATGACTCCAATTACATCATGGCGCGAGTGTTGATACAGTAGTTTTGGGTATTTCCCTGTTTGTTCTGCCTTTTTGATGATGTTCGAATATGCACCCTTTTCGATAATGTCGTTATCTCTATCCTTGACACCTGTTGTGCTTCCGTAAGCAATAAAATTCATACAGTCGTCTTTAATTTCTTTTATTTCAAACCCTAAATTTAATACTTCTTTCTTTTCCATTGTTTCCCCCTTTTAAAATTACATCCAACCAGTGAGATCGTCGATTATTTCTTCTATATTCTCACCTGTATTAGTTCCTTTAGATGTCTTTATTCCAGTAGCATCTTTCGCGATTGATACAGGTAAACTAACTAAATCGCCAACTAAATCAAATAATCCCATTATATGAACCAACCGCCGATACTAATAATATATTTATAAAAATTGTTAATAGTATTAGAATCAACCTCTGAATAATCTTTAAATCCCATCTCAAACACTCCTTTTTGGCTTTTTGTCTTCGACATACGTCTCCGTGCATCTACAATTTATTGTATTAGCAGCGCTGGCATTTGTGTCACCTGGATACTTCATCGCTTCGCCACCTACGATAAAATTGTCGTCCATATCGACCCGCTGACCATCTGCCGATGCATGACTAGGGCGTGTCCTGCCATCCTCTACCGCCGCCCATTCTTTATGAAGCACTAGGTTTAGTTCCTCTGAAATTTGTTTGGTTGATTCGTGCTTCGCCCATGACAAGGCGTTATGTGTTTCAGTAACAGCTATTGTTATTGCCCTTGATCTACTTAATATGTCCCCCCTGTCCCTAATAACAGACACCGTCTCGTCCACTGACAAGCCCTCTTGCTGTGATCGTAAGATGGCACCCAGTACATTTTTTTTCGTTGTTTCTGTGACTTGTTTCGCTAACTTCATTCCATTCTGCATGATAAAATCAAATGCGAGCTGATGGAAATTCGTAGCCGCATCCTTTTTTTCTATTTGTAAATTAAAAACACTTTTGATCGACTGAAATTGTCGCTCGCTAGCTAAATCAATAGATGTAGAATACATCTGAAAAGCTATTGCCCGTAGCTCTCGCCGATGATAGTCCATTAACCCTAACGTTAAATGTCCTCGTTCGGAATACACTTTAGACGCATTAAAAATCGCCTTTTTAATCGATTTTCTAATTTTGTTTGAATATTTAATCGAAACAATATCAATTAAACGGCTGAATCGTCTTTTTTCACGTGCCTTATCGCTACTACTAGTCGCTATGGTCATATACTAACCTCGATAGAACTTCGGCTTGTTTTTCGTCGAAACCCTTTTTTATCAATTCTTTCTGGTAGGATTTGGGGGTGTCTGGCATAACCTCATCATAACCAATTCCTACTTGTGAGAGGGGTATTTTATTCATTTCAGTAAGTAAGACGTCACCACCCTCTAATTCTTCAAGTCCCATAGCCATCCTCTTTTCATTGGTGGTCATATACGATATTTCATCTAAACTCTTCCGTTTTCTAGCTCGCTTAGTGACTATGGCTTCTACGGCATCCTCATCATAACCCAACCTTAAACCCACGCCAAACCGAGGGACAAGCCAAGCATTTAATTCAGTGATGATATGTTCTAAGTTAGGCTTAACGGCGTTATCCCATAACAGCTCTTTCGCCTTTTCCAGATTCTCATATTTCGCTTGATCTGTATTGACTAGGTCGTAAGGTACGCCGTAAGCGAAGGCAATGAATTGGGCGGACGTTTTAATTCCTTCGACAAAATTCATATCATTTTGGGTTAGCCCCATCTGCGTATACTTAACGCCCGACGGCAAGATTATGTCTCGCTTAGATTCGGCACCTCTGAATTTTTGAAGTGACGATTGCAAATCTTTGACTTGATCGGGCGTTAAGTCCCCTGTCTCGAATACTCCACCCAGATTACACCCGTTTTTGAATATGTTGTTATTCCATTTATTAGAGAAATTTAATTGATCTATATTGTATGCGGCTGCCTGAATAGGCGAAAAACCATAAAAAATATTCGAAGCACTAAACGATTTGAGGTGTAGGATGTTAGATTCACCCGTTACGCTTACAGGAAAAATTATCGAACGCCCATTATCTTTAAATTCGTAGCTGTGAGGGATCGAATTAACCCCGTGTTTAATTTCAATTTTTTCAGGATTTAGCGAATAAAGAAAAAGAGGGGTGTTGTTCACTTCCTCTGTCCCCGCCGCTTCAATGTAGGCATTACCCGTAATCAATTTTTGCGATATAACATCGATAAAGTATTCAGTCTTGGACTGCATCGGGTTAGGCTTCGACAATAGGTTAAGTAACCGATGTGAGTCAATTTTCTTTTCGTTCTGGAATAAAACAAAAGGCACTTTCGCCAATTCTTCTGCTATCATGTTCACGCAACGATACACAACGATGTTCTGTTCGTAGCCCTCTGTCTGCATCTTCTTTCTATCGAATTCATTGTCGTATGATGCACTCTGCCCGACCAAGCTATTGTATGCCAGGCTCGTGGCGCTGCTTTTTTTAATGAAATTAAGTAATTTATTGAACAATTTACCCCCCCCCAGTTCAACTATATAAGTCTAATTATACCACTATACAGTGCGTTAATGCACTTTTTCGTTCGCTTAATTCGGTAAGCGACCAGACCAATGCATCGAGACGATCAGGCGATACGTCACCATCACCCGTGTACGAGGTCATTTGTTCATCGAGTTCAGGGAATCTTTTTACGTGATATACCTTATTAGATTCGTATAGACCTGCTATCGGCTCGGCTCTCAATATTTTACCGCGCGTCGCCCTCACCTGCTTAAATTTAACGTTTTGATCTAGGTTTTTGATGTTTGATTCGATCAAATCACCTCCATTATTGACCTCACCTAGCATACAATCTGCTTCATATTTGTAATACGCGTTTAACGCCTTATTTCCCCATTCGTTCGGTGTATATCGCCCACTGATATCATCGATAACTATCAGATTGTCTAACGTATCTATACCACTAACAATAATTCCTGTCTCGTCGCTTGTCCTTTTCGATGATACCGCTGGGTCAATAGCAACAACAATCCGCTTGTATGGTCCTAGTTTGCGTGGCTCTCTTGCCTTATCGAGCATCTTAAATGTCCATAACGCACCCTGGACATCTGATAACCAATTACCCATAAAAATATTGTCATATTTTCGAGGGTTCGATTCTTTCATTTCTTCGGCCATATTTACAAATGAATCGTCAAGATTATTTAAGTTGTCGAGATACGATGATTTGATATAAAGGGTGTCGGTGCGCCTTCGATTGCCCCTATCATCATAAAATCGCTTAAATATCCAATGCCCCTTATCGATAGGATTCAAAACAATCACTATTAGATTCTTTCTATGCTTTGTTCGTATAGAAAAATCGACCCTCTCAAACAAATCATGATCTGCACATTCTTGTGCCTCTTCGAGTACTAGTATATTGACGTTGTTCGCGGATTTTAAGGCAGAATTAGCTGTATTTGAAGAAGGTTTTAATCCTCGATATATAATTTCTGAATTTGTTATTTTATTAATCACCTCGCTTTTAGTAGAAATAAACGAATCTTCATTACCCAACCATTCCGCTTTTTCCCTAAATTCAGGGATGATCGATGTCCCTGCCGATGCCATTGTGTACCGTGTAAATAATATCTTATTTTTTGCATCAAACGTTAAATGGTTAAGAAAGGTACTAAGAGCAACAGATTTACCGCTTCCCCTGCCCCCTTCCATAAGAACATAGCGTATATTGTCGTCCGCTATGACCTTGAACAACGGCTTATATTTGCTACTTAGATTTATTACGTTTTCCCCCATTTTGTTTTAAATTTTAGGTGGCTTAACCTTCGGCATCGGCGGGTCATTGAAAATTATTTGAGGCCTTGAATTGAGATTCAAACTTCCGCTCTGTTCTACTTCTTGCTTTTCGACGTAACCCCTCTTTTTCCCTTGTGTTTTTAAAAAGAAAATAATACACGTGTTGTCGCCAGCCTTAATATTCGACAGCAACTTATCTTCTGCAAGATCAAGTGCTGTCTCTTTAGCTGATTGCTGTTCTTTCGCAAGCTCTTCTGACTTTTGGATTCGGCTATATACTGCTTGACGCGACACGCCCAATTTTATAGCGGCCTTGGATACGATACCCCCTGTATTTTGAAATGCCTCTATTATTTTTTTGTTAGTTATTCCCATTTTTTCCCCTTTTTTATGTGTAAACTTTGTCAACTTAATTTTTTTATATTTGCTCATATCTTTTTTTATTAATTTCCCCTCAAAAAACACTTATATTTTTTATTAAAATAGTGAAAAGTTTTTTATAATTTTTTAATTTCTTCATTTAAAAATTTAGGTACAGCAAACCTCCATTTGACGATATGATGTATCCGTTTGTTTTTAACGCCCATTCTCGCAATGCCAACACACGACGGGGCATATATCACAGAATAAAACGACTTAACATAAGTGCCTAAGTCTAAATATATATCAGTCAGCCCCCCTTCGTTAGCCTGTGTCTGTAATTGGTTAAGTCTAATGCCTCCATAGGTATAAAATAAGTGCCCTCGCATTCCCATCATAACGTAAGTATTAACATCCTCATTGATACGGCCCGAAAATTTAAAGGGTCGATCTGTTGCACAAAAAAAGCTATTCATCGCCTTTCGGCTCATTTTATTTCTTAAATATAGCTTAGAAACCGTTGAATTAACCCCACCAATAAAATCACCCCCTTGCGCGAATGCTATCGTTGTAATTTTTGTGCTTTTTAAAAAATTTAAAAATATTTTAAAAATTACATCCATTTTAATTATTTTAGTTTTTTTAGTTATGTATTGAAATTGAGAATTAAAAGTATAATCGAAGGATGAATAGTCGTCGTCCAGTTGTAAAAAATATTTGATCCCCATTTTTTTGGCAATTTCAAAATTAATGTTACGAGCAAATACAACAGAATTACGCTTCCTGAAATTATCGCCACTATCTGTTATTTCGATAGCTTTCTTTTTAGAAAATACAACAACTTGGCTTTTATATTTTTTTTTATATTCGTTAATTTCTGCGTCTTCATCGTCAACTAAGATATAGATTAAGCCTGTGTACCCGCATCTACGCAATGTATTATACGTTATTACCCTATTAGCCCTGCCATTAGATAATATAAAAACCGCAAAATCATTCAGCATTATCGTTCTCGTACTGAGCTAATATACTTTCGTTCATAGTCACGTATCCTTGTTCAATCGCTTTATTAAAGTCGATTATGACCAAAGTTAAATCCTCCATCAATGATTGCACCTCGTTATTAGAATGTGCGTAATATTCCGCGATTAATTCATAATCGAACATCAAGTGCCTTTCCGCCGCCAAAATTAAAAAATCCCTCTCTTTTTTAGGTATTTTTGATCTATTAATTTTTTCGACTAAAACATCCCTTTTTTCGGTCGCACATAATGTATCTAAGCCAGGCTTAACTACCATCGTGGGGTTATACGTAGGTGTTTCTATTTTTTCGGTGTATTTATCTTGGTCATGAGCCGTAAACCCGAATTCAGAATCTTCGAACCCCCATGCCTTTAAATTGCCCGTATCAAAATTATTAGCGAGCATATCCCAGTCCCACTCGCCTGTATTCTTGTTAGACCGTATCAGATATTCATCAAATTCCTCTTTAGTGAACTCACGGTTAGGCACACGTACATCTACGACATAATCCGCCCCTTTTATTTCTTCTAATATTTTTAACCGTTGATGCCCAGCAACGATTGTATTGTCTGTGTTAATTAGTGCTATTTCAGCATAATTAAATTTGATAATGCTCTTTTTTAGGTCGCTATATTGCTTTTTAGTTAGCTGTCTCGGGTTGTAATCGCACCCCTTTAACTCTGAAATTTTACGTTTTTCTGTTTTGAACTCTATTTTTTTAGTCATTTTTACCCCTCTAAATTAAATTCTATCACCCTGGTCTATGATGCCCTATGCCATGACTCAGCCAATCTGAATTACTTAACGTTCTGTACACCTTCTTGTTATTTTTTAATTTTCTCACATCGAGTTTGTTTTTTCTGATAATTACGATCATTTTTTCTTTAAATGACACAGGATCATAATTAAAATTATTTCCGTGGCTTATTTTCATTACCCCCCCCTTTTTTTTTACTTATTTAAAGTCGATTTTTTCGTATTCCTTGTCTTCTATGGTATACGAAAAATTATACCCGTTCTTTTCAAATGTCGCGGGCGATACAGTTTTACCGTGATAATGGCCAGATCGAATACACGCAATCACACGATTAAGAACTGTCGCCATGCCCTCACCAGTCTTTAATGCTAATTTAATGTTAATTTCCGTTGCTTTCATTTTAAATTATGCCGACCCGTCGCATTCTTTAATTATAGGAATTCTATTATACGGACCAGAACTGCTTTTATGCCTTAAAAATTGACCTCTACTACGGTAAAATTTAACGTAATGACCTGATATAGGGTGTTTTACTTGTACAAGGTCTTGATTTACAAGCGCCAACAACTCGTGAGGGACTTGTATACCATATTTTTCATACTCCATTTTTTGTTTTTTCCTTGTTAAGTAAAAGTCATAAGGACCAAACACAAGCCAAAAAAACATACAAAATAGATGCAAAGGAAGAAAAGGTCCCCAAAACAAAATTGTTATATAAATCCATGACCAATCAATGATCTTTAACATTTTTAATGAAATTAAAAATATTGTCCCAGTTATTGGTAGATATGTCACAGAATAAATCTTTTCTATGTTGTAGCTTAATGTAGGCCACCCCCTCAAAACTGGTATTTCGTCGTTGAAATATGTCAATAGTACCCAAGCAATAAAAATAAATACGGGCAAACAAATCGCAAAGCCAATACTGGATAAGGAAAGGGGTTGAGTACAAAGGTTATTGATAAATTCTATCATTTACTGCTCCTTTTTGTTTTTTTTCAGTTGTACTTGCAAATGTCTCATCCATATACAAATCCATATTCCATGTTTCTTTTCCTGGGTCTCTAAAATTCTTGACTAAAAATTCCATTCTCTCTTTAACCATAGCAATGTCTTTTTTTATGTCATATAAACCATCGATATCTCCAACTCTCACACCTAAGGCATGATTTAAGGGGTCTTCATTTTTATTTTCCTCAAGTAGATAATTTCTGACAACATCAGATAAGTTAAATTCCAAGCTCGGAGGGGATATTTCGTTACGGTTAACAGCTTTTATTATGCTTTCTAGCGCTACAAAAGGGATTTGTTCTAGTTCAATATAATTAAAATAAGATGATATTACTTGTGATTTAAATTTAGTCATTTACTGCTCCTTTTGTTTTTTTCCTGCTGTAATTATGATCTCGATATGAGCGGAAGTCGTCGCAGTCCCGATCATTGCCATAAGCTGTGCTCTGTAACGCGTCAAGGATTCCTTTGCCGACATTATCGACGTCCCCCCGCATATAACCAACGACGCATATTTCGATTCCAAAACGGCCAGGAAATAAGAAATTTGTACAATGAGGCAATATGCGCTGTATCTCGCCCACTGCTTGTCGTAATACTTTTGTTTCTGGGTTGTTCTTACGTATGGAACTGGCTTGCCTGGAACCACAAATTTTATTGATTTCACGCTTATATGCCTCCTTTGTTAGTTTATTTCTAATCATTATAATATCTGGCGTGGCCTGTAGATATCATTATTTCGCTCACACTTAACCCATTTGCTCGAATCTCACAGTTAAGTCTAAATAAAACATCCCTGTCACAGTTTTTTAATTCCAAATAAACGGCCTTGTTAATTATTTCTGATAAATAATTCCTAGCCGCAACCGCCTTTTCCCTGTTTTCCTTTTTTTCGTTGGTGGGGACATCAATCCCTGAAAGTTGTATCGCTATATTTTTACAAAAAATATCATTTTCGCAATTTTTTAAATCGACAAAAATAGTTGCACCGTCACGCACACTATTCACTCTTTGAATTTCGAGCCCTCTGACATCAACAATTAAAATTAAAAAACAAAAAAAACATGACCAAACTAAAAAAAACCAAACTAAACTTAATATTCGCATTGATTAATCCCCTTAACTATAATAAACTCTCACTCCCCCTATCGTTGTCACCCCCCCCTTTGGCAATGATAGGACTTAAATTTCTGATTGTGTATTTTGGATTGAAACATAGCCCCCTGGCGATTGTTTAAAATTCACAATAACATTTTTTCCTACAATTTCGTCGTACCACTTTTCAGGAATTATTTTTTTTCCTGCTTCCTCTTCAACAGAAAAACCAGTGTTTAAAATGAGATACCTCAATAAGCTAGGTGTATATTCTGTCCCATCGTAACCCGTGGTCACATCCGTATTGAATTCCTGGACACTGATTTTATTCAAATGTTCGCCCTTAACAATCTTAAAAGTTATTTTAGCGATTTTATTGCCAAACCGATTGACTAAAGGCTCATTATTATTAGAAATAATAATGCTTTCAATCTTGCATAACTGATTTTTCAGTGGAACATTGACATATTCCTTCTCGTTATCTCGCTCAAAAAAGCTACTATGATTTAAATCCATTTTTTTAACTCCTTTATTTTATTTTTCAACCTAACACATTCTTTCATTATTTCTCCTCCAATAACTCTAGGTTTTCCCTGACGGTGTACCGATTGACATATTTTAGTGGATAGGTATACACATACATATAATTATCTACATGTAATAGCCCCTCACTTTCCCAGATATCTGCGTCCTTATTGATAGGATCGATCCTTTCAATATTGTACGCAAGCGGGTTTCTTCTCTTAACGGAATTAAAATTTTCGCCATATTCTTCCCTCCAATACTCATCTGCCAATGTAATAACACATTCTTTCATTATTTCTCCTCCAATAACTCTGGGTTTTCGTATTTATTTCCGATGCTTTCAAGTGAAGATTGAGCGCCCTTACAGAACATAAGTCCGCTTATACTCCAACCAAAACTAGCTTTTTCGTTATTGAACTCAACGAGTCGTATATTCCTTTCGCTAAAAAAATTACCAATCTCAAATATTTGGTTCCCCGTTACAGAAACAATATCCCCCTCGTAAATCTCTTTCCCATCCTTGTCTTTAAGTTCTGTGTATTGCATCTTTAAAAACCCCTCATCTGGTAAGGCTAATATCCAGGAACTGGATGGACTATCAGGAGTTTGCCCATAAATCATTCTCTTATTTTCGATATCCCACGCCCTAAACTTAAACTCTCTCATTATTTTCAACATCCTTAATTGACTTACAATGCCTCTCCTCTAGTTTTTCTATTGCAATGTCTAAATTAATGCGGCATCGAGTGTGGTCCTCTTCCTTATGAAACGTCATATATTCTTTTGCAGCCTTGTAAACCTCTAATAGCTCTGGGACTGCTACGATTGCTTTTGCATTATAAATGTGGGTCTGATTCGCATTTGCTATTACTTCATTATCTAATGATTTAATGATTCCGTCGTCGATAATCCACTTCCCTTTTGTTGTCTTCGGGTTAAACATTTTTATCATCCTCTTTTTCTAATTCTTCGTACTGATTTTTCCAATAATTTCCCCACTACCTTAATTCTTCGTTAGCTGTCCGTAACCACTCCATTTCGTAATTAATATCTGCTACAATACTGTCGATAGAAGTAGCAATTTCAATAATTTCACCGACACCGCTTTGTATTGATTCGTTTTCTTTAATTACCTGATCTATTTTTGGGCAAGTTTGTTCTGGCTCTCTCATAATTTCTCCTCCGATAACTTAGTAGCATAATCCATGATCTTTTGTTTTGTTTCATTATCAGCAGCAAAATCAGCAGCATCAGCAGCAGCATAAGCAGCATAAGAAGCCTCAGCATCAGCAGCATCAGCAGCATAATAAGCAGCAGCAGCATAATAAGCAGCAGTAGC